GAACGCGATTGAGGTCACTTATGTGTCTGGCTATGGGACAACGCGGTCTAGTGTGCCAGAGGCGATTATACAGGGGCTATTCCAACATATTACATTCATGTATGAAAACAGAGGCGACCAGATGGGGGCGTCTAGGGCAACGCAAGTATCTATACCGCCCCAAATCAGATATCTGTTAGACCCATTCAAGGTGCTTAATTTCAGCACAGACCCTTTCAACGACTCTATTTCTGGCTATTAAAATGATTGGCGCAATGCGGCATCAGGTAAAGATACAGTCGCAATCGCGCTCTGCGGATGGCGGCGGGTCATCAGATGTAACCTTTAACGATGTAGCTACAGTAGCCGCAAGCATTGAGCCTGTCGGGGGACGCGAGAGATTCTTTGGAGATCAGCTAGAAGAACGTATTACGCACCAAATCACGATAAGATTCCGCAGGGATGTTTCATTCAAGAATAGAATAAAATACGATTTTGCTGATGATGGCACAAGCTATAGCCGTATTTTTAAGATAGTGCGCGTTATCAATAGAGATACTCGAAACAGGTTTCTTGATTTGTTATGTGAAGAAGGCATAGCGACATGAGGGTTACAACAAAAATCAAAACCCAGCCGAGGCATAGAGCGATTACAAAGCAGTATGAGCAACAGGCTAGAGAGGCCGTTTCTTCAGGTTGTGAAAAAATAAAAGAAATTGCGGTGACCGAGATTTTGCGTGGAGTTAAAAGTGGGCGTTTTTATACCCGTGGGGGCAAACAGCATCAGGCGTCAGCCGCAGGTGAATATCCTGCGCAGGATAGTGGTTTTTTAGCCAATAACATTTTTGTCAAAGTTGCGCCCAATGGCTTATCTGGTGAAGTGGAAAGCAAGATGAATTATTCTGCCGCACTGGAATTTGGCACGAGCAAAATGGCCGCGAGGCCGTTTATGCAACCATCGGCGGAACGGGCTAGAGCGTTTATACGCAAAAAGTTTAGGGAGTTGAAGGCAAGATGAGTCTGCATAGCTGGCCTTTACAACAGGCAATCTTCAGCAAGTTAAATGGTGCAAGCCTAGTTGACTATGATGGCTCTGCTATTTCTGGTGTGTTTGATGATGTGCCAGAGCAGACAAACTATCCTTATGTGGTCATCGGTGAGGAGACTGCCACCGAAGCTGGCACGAAGGATGTAGACGCGCATGAGCATACACTGACTATTCATGTGTGGTCACAGTATCGCGGCCTTCAAGACATCAAAAAAATTATGGCGCAAATATATACTCAGTTACACAATACTGCTATAACTGTAAGTGGTGCTAATTTGGTGAATATCAGACATGAGTTTGAGAACACCCTGTTAGAGCAAGATGGTATCACACGGCATGGAATCATGCGATTTCGGGCGGTGGTTTTTGATTAGGAGATAGTGATGGCGGCTCAAAAAGGTTCAGCCCTACTTATGAAAATTGGAAACGGCGGAAGCCCCGAAGCGTTCACAACGATTGGTGGGATGCGTAGCACTTCGTTAGCAATGAATGATGAAGCTGTAGACGTTACAAATAAAGATAGCGGGCGTGCTCGTACGTTGCTTGCTCAGGGCGGCGTCAATAGCATGACTGTTTCAGGAAGCGGTGTATTTACGGACAGCGCATCAGAAGCTACCTTAAAAGGAAAATTTGATGTTTCTGCATTTACCAACTACCAGTTTCTTGTGCCAGATTTCGGTACATTTACAGGGTCGTTTATGTTGCAGTCACTGGAATATGCTGGCGAGTTTAACGGCGAAGTGACTTATAGCTTTACGTTTGAGTCCACTGGCGCAATCACGTTTGCGACTGTCTAATGGCTTGGGAAACAGTAGCCGCAACCATTGACAAAACCGAGGTTGCGGGGATGTTTAACAGTACGGAATCCGTACTGAACATCACAGGCACTACGTCTGCAAAAGTCGGTTCAGCAGTGATTATTAATAAGGACGCTTTTACGATTACCAGTGTCGTGGATATTGGAGAGCGTGGCGAGGCGTTTGATTTAATTTTGGAGAAGGCAAAAAAGTAGGAGTGCCATATGGCAAATGCAATTCGTGGTGAATTGGATATCGAGCTAAACGGCTCAAAGTACAAGACTAAATTAAGCCTCAACTCTCTTATGGTGCTAGAAAGAGAGTTAGGGAGGTCGCTCATTAAAGTGACTCAAGATTTACAGACAGGTGATTTGCCGCTTGTAGATATTATCTTGATACTAAAAACAGCACTCAAGGGCGGCGGCACAGAAATAGGCGAAACAGAACTTAAACAAGTTATTTGGGAAGCTGGTTATGTTACCGCACTAGGCGAGGTCGCAAAGGTTATTACCAACTCCATCATGGGAGACGATCAGGAGGGAAAGCTAGAGGCGGTGACGTAGCAACAGAAATCCCGTGGCAAAACCTCATAGGGTCGGGAATAGGCGTTGTGGGCATACCGCCAGAGCAGTTTTGGAACATGGGGCTACAAGAATTATTTATCGTCTTAGAGGGCTTTATTGAGGCGAACAGGGTAGGTGAGAAACCGCTCGGGGCAAACGAGCTAGAAGAACTTATGTTGAGGTATCCTGATTAAATGGCAACCACAGTAGATACCATCCTCGTCAAAGTCGAAGCGGATTTGCGCGATGTCAAACGCAGTTTGTCAGAGCTAGAGCGCACCACTAAGAAAACTACAGAAAATGTAAATAAATCGTTTACGGCTATCAGCACGACACTGCGGTCGGTTTTTGGTGTTGTGGCTGTTGCTCAATTAGCAAGGGCTGGAAATTCTGTCATACAATTTGCCAGTGATGTTCAGGAAATGCGCGATAAGTCTACTGTCGTGTTCGGAGAATTTGCTGGCGAAGTCAGAAAACAACTACAAGAATTTGGAGAAGAAGTTGGTCGCTCACGTTTTGAACTAGAGGGAATGGCGGCATCTATTCAAGATACGTTTGTGCCTATGGGCTTTGCAAGAGGTGAAGCCGCGAAACTGTCTGTCCAATTAACAAAATTAGCAACAGATGTAGCGTCTTTGAATAACGAAGCGGATGCGGAAGTAATGCGAGCTTTTCAGTCTGCTATTGTGGGCAACCACGAAACCGTTAGGCGTTTCGGCATCGTAATTGATGAAGGTGTTTTGAAAGCGGAGTTATTCCGCATGGGCATTACTAAAAACATCAATGCTGTTACTACACAAGAAAAGGTACAGGCTAGGCTCAATCTAATTCTTGCTGGCAGTGCTGATGCTTTTAATAATGCGCGAGATACAGCAAACAGTTTTGCCAATAGACAGAGAGACCTACAAAGGGCGACAGACGAGCTTAAGTTGGCTATGGGAGAGAGGTTACTGCCAACCGCTACAAGGCTTGTTGATGTGCTTACTGATGTGGCGGATGCGGCGGCGAACGCCGCCAAGAGTCAAAAAAGCCTTACTGTAAGGCTTATTGAGCAATTTCCTATTCTTAAGCATTCAACATTAAAGCACTATCTTGCGCTTGCAGAGATTTATAGAGAATTGCCTAATTTAATCGCAAATAATAACACCGCTATAGAACAGAATACTCAAAAGTTAGGCAGCCAAAACAAAAAGATAGAAGAAAATGTTAAAAAAAGCATACTGTCTAAAGACGAGCAATTAAAACTACAACAGGCAATTAAAAAGCTCCAAATAGAAAACGAAGTCTTAAATGAAATAAAGAGGACAGGCAATGAGATTGATGGAGAAATACTCAAAGCAAAACGGGCAATTTCTGACACAAATGCGGTAGAGCTTGAGCAGATAGCTGAAATAATACGCAAAAATGAAGCGTTGCGCGTTGAGATAGAAAATCAAACAGTCGTGATGGATAGAGTTCAGGACGCAACTAAGCGTTTTGGTGATAGTTTAGCAGACAATCTTGCAGATGGTTTAGCAAATGGCAAGTTAGCACTGGATGACTTCAAGAATATCGCCCGTGATTTTGTCAGCGAGCTGATTTCCGAGTTCATTAGATTGGCGGTGGTGAATAACATAATAAATAGCATATTTGGTTTGACTGGGTCGGCGGCACTACCGAGCTTTAATCCTTTTGATATAAGTGGTCGAGCAGGGCGGCAAGGCCCTTTAAAACAAACAGGAAAATTTGCAACAGGCGGCACAGTCCAGCCTCGTGTGCCAACTCTGGTTGGAGAACGCGGCCCAGAGATTCTAATTCCGAATGGCGGCAGGGTTATGAACTCAAATGACACTCGCTCTGCGTTGTCAGGCGGTGGGTCTGTAGTCATAAATCAAACCCTCAACGTAAGCACAGGTGTTCAAGATACGGTCAGAGCAGAATTAGTCAATTTCTTGCCAGTAGTACAAGCGCAGACTGTTGCGGCTGTTGCACAAGCTAGGCAAAAAGGCGGTAAGTTCGGGAGTATTTTGTAATGGCAACCTATAGCTATCCTATAGATTATCCAACTGCGCCTAATTATAGCGAGTCACGATTTCAGCTTACCCGTCAAACAGGCGTAGCAGAGTCGCCGTTTACAGGCTCACAACAAACCTTCAGCTATGAGAAATTTAGCAAATGGTCAGCAGTGTTGACCTTGCCGCCAATGAAACGCGTACAGGCGGCAGAGTGGCAAGCGTTTTTTCTTAAATTGCGTGGGCGGCATGGCACATTCAGTCTGGGCGACCCAGATGCTACCACCCCACAGGGCGCAGTAGCGGGTACTGTAAGGGTAAATAATGGGTCAGGGTATGCGGCGGGAACGAGCACCATAGCAACAGATGGGTATACAAATTCTGATAGCACTGTGGTTTTCAAGGCTGGGGACTACATACAAATTGGCACCACACTGCATCAGATTGTTAACGATGCCACTTGCTCATCAGGTGCCGCGAATATTGATTTTGAACCTGCATTGAAAAGCTCGGTTGCGGATGATGCGGCAATCACCTTTACAAATCCAAAAGGCATATTTCGCTTAGACAGCAATCAGGTTGGGTGGGATGCAAACAAGGCATCGACTTATGGGTTTTCGTTTTCTGCAAGCGAGGCATTCTAATGACCAGACCAGCAACAACCGCGCTCCTTAATGCTTTAGCCGCCGATGCAGTCGAGCCATTTTTTGCAGTCAAATTAGAATTTGATTCGGGCACCACGCGGATTTGGACAGGAATAGGCGACCTAACTTTTGACGCTGGTAGTGGGTCAGAAACATTTCTTGGCGGGTCGAGTCTGGTGTCTATTCAGCCCAATGAGGAGACGGCAGACACACAGTCCAATGGCTGTTCTTTTGCATTAAATGGCATTGAGGCAACAAATATAAGCCTCGCATTGACAGAGGATTATCAAGGTCGCAATGCTACGCTATTTCTAGGTGCATTCTCATCAGGTGCGGTGGTCGCAGACCCTTATGTTTTATTCAAGGGGTTTATGGATACTATGGATATTGCAGACAACGGAGAAACAGCAAGTATTCAAGTAAAAGCAGAAAGTCGGCTCGTGTCATTACAGAAAGCCAGAATGAGGAGGTTTACAGACCAAGACCAGAAATTAATTGACCCTACGGATAAAGGGTTGGAGTACGTTGTGTCTTTGCAAAATAAGACAATAGCGTGGGGCAGTGGCAAGCCCGATAATAACGGCGCGCCAGATTTCAGTAATTTAGGGCAATTTCCGCTAAACATATGACAGTGCTTCGTGTTGATGGATGGGAAACTAGGCTTGCAGAGTTAATCGAGAGCAAGCGCAATATTCCGTTTTGTTGGCAGACGAATAACTGCCTTGGCTTTGTTGCAGAAGCAGAAATCGCGGTGCAGGGGTTTACAGAGTTTCCAGAGGCACTCAAGCCTATGAGGAATAAATTTTCAGCCTTGCGAATTATTAAGAAAAATGCCAATTCGTTAGATGATTGGATAGACCAGAAATACCAACGCATCTCCATTTTGTCTGCACAGCGTGGCGATATTTGCATGATAGAAACTTTTGAAGGCGCGGCAGTTGGAATTTGCATCGGCCACAATGCAACCTTTGTAGGGCAAGATGGGCTAGAGTTTGTGCCAATGTCGTTGACTATAAAGGCTTGGAGGTTGTAGATGCCACAAGTAATTGTAGCCGCCGCAGTAGGAGCAGGAGTTGCAACAGGCGCGGCGTTTGCGTTCGGCGCGTTTTCGGCTGGTGGTGCTCTTGCGGTGGCTGGAATAACCGCTGGCAAGTTTTTTGCTACTAGCTTTCTAGCTTCTGTTGCGGTTAGCGCAGTGGGGTCTGTTCTAGCACCGAGTGTAAAATTGCCGCGAGTAGAAGGCATGAAGGGGCGCGACCAGATGGTGCGTCAACCATCTGCACCCAGAAAACTGGTCTATGGCAGTGTTAAGATATCTGGGCCTGTAGTCTTTATGCAAACTACGGGCAAGTCAGAATTTTTGGAGATTGTTGTAGCCCTAGGAACGCATGAGTTTCAGGCGATTGATGAGGTCTACTTAAACGAAGATGAATTATCACTAGCCTCGGCAGACTCATTTAACACACAAGCAGTAACCGCGCCAGAGCAATACACTGGCGATACAGTGAAGATATCTACAAAACTTGGCTCGTCAAGCGACCCCATATTTGGGCTTTTGAGTTTGTCATCGACATGGACAACAGCCCACAAACTTACAGGCATTCCCGCTATTTATGCGAGATTACAGTATGACACAGAGGCATTTCCACAAGGCATCCCGACTATTAGCTGTGTGGTGCGGGGCAAAAAGGTCTTGGATACAAGGACAAGCTCTACAGCATATTCTACAAATCCAGCCCTGATTCTGCATGACTATCTTACAGATACGCAATTTGGCTTGGGTTGTGCGTCAAGCGAGATCAATACAGCGTCTTTTAACACAGCCGCTAATGTTTGCGATGAGAGTGTCAGTCTTGCCGCAGGGGGAACGGAAAAAAGGTATAGTTGCAATGGTGTAGTGGATACCAGCGACACGCCTGAACAAATTATAGGCAATATTCTATCATCGATGGGCGGCACTCTCACATACACAAATGGACAGTTTGTTGTTAAGGCGGCGGCATTTGTAAGTGCCTCCGATACGTTAACAGACGATGATTTCATTGGCGCATTAGGGATAAATACAAAACCCTCAAGGCGAGATACATTTAACGCGGTCAAAGGACAATGGATTGCCGAATCTACCGACTGGCAAGTAACAGATTATCCGCCCGTAACATCATCAACCTTTCAAACAGAGGATGGCGGCGACCAGATTTTTACTGAGTTGCCGTTGCCGTTTACCAACTCTGCGGCAATGGCACAACGGCTTGCCAAGATACACCTTTTTAGAAGCAGACAGAACATTACCATAACAGGGCGCATGAAGCTGACCGCTTTTAAATATGATATCGGTGACACTATCCAGCTTACGATTGAGCGTTTCGGGTTTTCAGCAAAGGTATTTGAAATCAAGTCGTGGGGTTTATCAGTTGATAACGGCGTTTTAGGTGTTGATGTCGCCTTGCAAGAAACCGCCAGCACTGTTTATGACTTTACGGCCTCCACGGAAGAACAAGCATTTACATTCGACAATACCACACTGCGCTCCCCATTTGATATCTTGCCAGTAGGTGTATCGGTAACAGATGAACTACGATTGCAAAATGAAACCCCCGTCACTGTTGTGATTATTGACATAACAAGCTCGGATTTCCTAGTTAATGAGTTTGAGGTCGCAATAAAGAAAAACACCGACACAGATTTTATATCGCTTGGCAGATCAACAAACTCCCGTTTTGAGTTTGTGGGTGCGCTGGATGGGGAAACATATAATATCAGAGCGCGTGGCCTGAACGCGGCTGGTGGTATATCGGATTTTACTACTGTAAATCATCAGGTCGTAGGCGGCGATGCACTGCCTTCAGATATCGCCAATCTATCCGTGAATATCGTGGGCCGCGAAGCTCATTTATCATGGACTCCAATAACTGATCTGGATTTGTCTCATTATCAGATACGTCACTCGTCTGCCACATCTGGCGCGACCTTTGCAACCTCACAGATATTTGCCAGAAAGATTAGCAGACCTGCAAATACGGCTGTGGTTGTGGCGCAGACTGGAACTTACTCGATCAAGGCTTTCGACAAGGGTGGGAGGCAATCACAAAACGCAACGAGCACTATAGCGATTATTGAGGAAATTGACGCTGGAAACGTAGTCGGCACCATAACAGAAAACCCATCTTTTGCAGGTACAAAAACAGATGTTATTATTTCGGATAATGAGTTGATTTTAAATACTACCAAATTGTTTGATGACGGGCTGGATGGAACAGGGCTGTTTGATGATGCGCTTGGTTTATTCGATGGCGGATTTTCGACAGTGAACGCAACGGGGACATATAATTTTCTGGGTGCTACGGGGGATGCAAGCATTGACCTTGGCGCAAAATTTACAAGCAAAGTGACTGCCGTTCTTACAACAGACAGACGGGACTATACCAACCTATTGGACTCGCAGGAAGGCAACTTCGACTCTCGTTCTGGGCTGTTTGACGGGGACACTGCGCCGAGTGATGTAAATGTAAAATTGCAAGTATCTACAACGGACGGAGACCCAAGCGGCAGTCCAACATATACGGATTTCCGCGATTTTATTTCAGGCGATTTTTCAGCGAGGGCGTTTAAATTTAGAGCGATACTATCTACGGAAAGCTCGAATAGTACGCCCTCCGTTAGCGGATTACAGGTCGTTGTGGATATGCCAGATCGTCTAATTTTCGGGGAAGACGTGGTCTCGGGCACGGATGCAGGTGGGAAGGCTGTCTCATTTTCCCCTGCATTGAAACAACTGGATAGCCTTGCTCTAACGGCACAAAACATGGCAAGCGGCGATTTTTATGTTATTAGTAATAAATCAGCAACAGGATTCACGGTGTCCTTCAAGAACAGCAGTGGCTCGATTATCGATAGGACGTTCGACTTCACGGCTAAAGGATTCGGTAAAGTAATTACATAAGTTATTGTTTTTATTGATAAAATTAGGAGAAAAAAAATTGGCACAACATGACATGAATATCGCTAATCAGTCGTTCCCATCAACGCGGACAGATATAAATAATGCATTGGCGGCGATTGTTTCTACGCATAGTGGAACATCCGCGCCATCCACCACATTCGCAGGGCAAATATGGCTAGATACATCTACGTCAACCCTTTTCATTAGGAATAACGATAATGACGGCAATATCCCTTTAATGCAGTTCGACCAGTCTGCGGATGTTGCGGCTACACTAGCAACAGTCATCGACATTTTGGATGCCAGTGGCACAGACCAAGCAGGTCAAAATTTGACCATTCGTGCGGGAGCGGGAACTGGCACGGGTGCTGGTGGTTCGATTATATTGCAAACGGCCGATGGCGGGTCATCTGGCTCTAGTGTTAATTCCCACGCGACTGCGGTCACAATTTTGGACAATGGTAATTGTGGCATCGGAACCTCCACGCCAGGGCAGAAACTCAATGTAGCTGGAGCAGGAGCAAGAATATATCTCGATGGTGCTAACGAAGATATAGACATGGATGCAAGTGCGAATGGTCAGTTAAAACTTGATGCAAATGGATACGCTGGTGCAATCGCTTTAAATAGCACTGGTATGCAATTATATCACAATAGTTCCAGTTTGGCCTTAATTTTTGGCACAAACGAAACAGAGCGCATGAGAATTGACCATGTCGGAAACGTCTTTATAGCTACAACAAGCACCCCAAGCACTAGTTCATTTGGTTATAGATTTGCCGCGACAGGTTTGATGAAAAATTCACGAGATACAAGTGGCACTGGTGCTGTTGCACAGTTTTTCGGTAATGCTGGCGAGTTCAGAGTCTTGGGTGATGGTGACGCTCAAAATACAAATAATAGTTATACTGGAATATCTGATGAAAAACTTAAAGAAAATATATCTGATGCTTTGTCTCAATGGGATGATATTAAAGCAGTTCGGGTAAGAAAATATAGTCTTAAAGAAAGAAAGTTAGATGCGGCTGATAGTCTTGGTGTAATAGCTCAAGAGCTTGAAGCATCTGGCATGAATGGTTTAGTAAAAGAAGTTGAGGCAGATGAAGATAGCGAAGAAACAATTAAAACTGTCAAGTATTCTATTTTGTATATGAAAGCTGTCAAAGCTCTTCAAGAAGCAATGGAGCGCATTGAAACGCTGGAAACTAAAGTAGCCGCATTGGAGGGTTAAATGGTAAAACCCACTGTCACAAGCCTGACCAGTCGCGTTGATAAGTTGGAAGCTGTTAGCGAAGAACGCTTTTTAGAAACGATCAATCGCATTAAGCGGCTTGAGACTATTATTATAGCTACGGGGGGGTCATCCTTATTGCTTCTTGTTAATATAGTAATAAGTGGATGATATGTATCTGTCTGCGAATTTTAGCCTGTCAGAACTCACAAAGAGTTCAACAGCCCAGAGGCTTGGGTTTGACAATACCCCTGATGAAATAGCGGTCGCAAATTTGCAAGCATTAGCGCAAAATGTTTTACAGCCATGCAGAAATCATTTCGGCATTCCATTTACGCCCTCAAGTGGGTACAGAAGCATTGCTCTGTGTGAAGCTATAGGGAGTTCTGCAAAAAGCCAACATGCCAAGGGTGAGGCCGCAGATTTTGAAATTCCATCTATAAGTAATCTCGAACTCGCAAAGTATATCCGCGACAATCTGATATTCGACCAGCTTATCCTTGAATATTACAATCACACTCAGCCAGATTCAGGCTGGGTACATTGCTCATATTCGCTTTCTAACCGCCGCGAGGTTCTTACTTTTGATGGCAACTCATATCGGGTGGGTATAGATGCTTAGTCTTTTAGGTAGTGCATTGGGATTTGCTGGGTCGGCTCTCCCAGCCATAACAGAAATCTGGAAAAACAAGTCCAATCAGAAATTTGAACTAGAGCGCATGAAAGTACAGGCAGAACTCAGCAAGGCGGGTTTCGACCATGAAATCCGAGCGCATGAGGTTCAGGCCGCCGATAAGGAGCATGAGAGGCTCATACAGCACGATATTGCTATCTCAAGGGGGTCTGGGGCTATAACTGCATTACAACGCTCTGTACGCCCTGTAATTACGTATGCGTTCTTTTTGTTGTTTATCACCATTGAGTTGATTTTACTGCGACAGGCCGTAATGACTGGCATGGAGGTCGCGGAGGCAATCCAGATATTGTGGGATGACCAGACTAAAGCAATTTTCGCGGCGATCATCAGCTTTTGGTTTGGCACTAGAGCTATTGATAAAGCGCGGAAATGACAAATAAATACCCAAAGTTGTCCAATAATCAGACAATCAGGCTTGGCGGATTGATAGCAGTAAGTTGCAATCGAAAACCCCATAACTGGCTTTTGGATACATTAGAGCGTAATGAGTTTGTAGATTCTGAATCTTTACAGCTTACAAGCAAAGGCATTCATGAGCTTTCACGTTTGTTAAAATTACTAGGTGTGCATGTTGGCTATCTAAATGATGACCCTGAAATCCAAGCAACAAGCGACCAGCGGTGATTTCGTGTTACGGGTTTCACGCGGTGAGGGATAAATGACGGGAAGCAAATAACCTCGCCAGCATCAATCGGGTGCTCGGTTGCGCCTGTAGAGAAAAAACACAGTTCGCCACCTTCATAATCACCCAAGCGAGATAATGGTATAACTATTGATATCTTGCGATTAGACGCATCTCCATGACCTAAATCCGTATGCCACTGATAATGACCGCTCGGAGCGGTGTATTTTAAGAGCACAGGGCGTTCAATCAGGCCACAAATATCAAAATGAAAAAAGTCTTCATTGGCCTTGCGTGCCAGAGTGCACAGCTTGATATCTAGCCATTTGTTTTCTGGCGTGTCTGATATTATCCATTGCTCTACATGGCGGGTTTTTATATCAACTACATTATCGCCATCCGAGGTCACACGCGCATCGCAACGCGGGTTTAGCTCATCCGTGTGCATGTCGATTATTTTGTGGCAGTCGCTGTGCGTCAACATATCAATACAGGTTACGCCTAATTCACCAGAGGCCATGCGTGGTGGAATTATCACGCTATTCTATTCCTGTTTTCTAAATATCGACAGGCCAACACAACGCGCGGCGATGGAGGTAATAAACCAGACTCCATCTGGGCTATGGTAGCGGGCCTTTTATAGCCTAATTCGTCAGCAGTTTTTTGCTGTGTCCAGCCCATAGAACGCCGCCATGTTTTCATGCAGAATTTTTGTGATGACATAAAACCTGTTCCTTAAAATTTTCGTAGCTAAGAAAAGAATAGGGTCGACCCTGTAGTTTATAACGCCTCATACCAATCCGCGTATCAAATTGGTGCTCTGCAAAATGCTCTAGCTTTACTGTTCCATCATCGGGGTCAGGGTCGTGCTCTACCACATAACGAAACCCCGCCACATTATGTTCGGGTTGTGCGCCAAATAAAAACATATCAACCTCCATTTTATTCGATAGAGAATAACTTATGTACGATGGTTTGTAAACTCTCGATAAATTCTCTGGAAGGCGTCCGCCGCTTGAGGATCGGTGTTAAATTCAGTTCGGCTTTTGATGCCGCACAGAGCGCGTAGTGCGTCAATGATCGTGTTTGTATCACTGGGGTTGACTTGATTCATGTTGTATTTATCGCGCAGAAACTCGCCAAACTCAGGTTGCTTACAGACTATTCCCGCCTGTTGTATGATCTTAGTGGCGGTGGGGGGCGGCGTTGATATTTCTTTTAGACGGGCAACAGCAATGTGCTGTTCGATGTCAGGCTGTGGCATACCAAACATGTCGGTAAATTCCTTTGAATGTTCAATCGGAAACTCGATTATCATCTGAATTACCCGCCGTGTTTTCACAATCTTAAAATCAGAATATGTGCCAGCCATAACTCTATCGGTCATGTATAGACTCCCAGTGTGGTGAGCGCATCCACAATGACCGCGCAAGATTTTTGCCGAAGTCATCTTGATGCCCCATTGAATTAAAAAATTTGATTTCTGTGTAATCGTGCAACATCATATGATGGCCGTGACACAGTGGTATGACATTCATATCGCCCGATTTCATTGCCATGCCGCGCCAGCCCCGCCAAGGTTTCATCAAATGATGTGCCTCTACAGACCCAAAGCATTCATGCGACCCTACTGCGCAGGGCAGAGTGCGCACGAATGCTAGGTGTTTCGCGTTTTTATAGTTCCGCGATTTCATCTGATCGGCGTGGCTGGGCTTCTTTTTCTTTGAACGAAAGGCTAGTGTATTTTGTGCCTTTCTGACTAATTTTATCACGGCCCCAACACATTAAGGGAATATCGCCCAATACTCCGTTACAATAATAATCGCTGTCGTTCTCGTTACGCTTTTGTTTGTTTTCTTGCAAATCACCAATCACGACAGCCAGCTTACGTGCCTTACGGCGGGTGCCATCAGCAGATGTCCA